AGGAACTTGGAATTCATATAATACTAAATATAAATTGTTAAATGTAGATGTTAATAAAAAGGATGAAAACTGCTGCTCGTACTGATGAGGAAACAAAACTCGTAAAAATTAATCAGGGTATTGCTGCCTCTAATTCTGCTTCTGCTGCTTCCCAGGCTCGTATAATTGCATCTCAGGTTCCTAATGAAATAGCTATTAATCGTAATTCTGCTAAGGAGCAAAATACTTGGACTAATAAATATATTCGTCCTCATACTAAGGCTTGGTCTGATGCTATTAAAGATTGGACTTCTATTCTTGGCTCTACTGGTGCTGCTGGTGGTGCTTCAGCTAAACAACTTGTAAAATAGAAAGGAAAGTTTATTATGATTAAAAAGGATGAAAACAATGACGGAATTGGACAAGTTATACAAAACGGTTCGTTATCTTCTGATAGCCTTCTTTGTAGTAATTCCACTGATAGGAATATTAGCGGGGATTGTCTTGGGGACATTGGACTACTTCGAACTTCTCCCTTAGAGGATTGCCCGCATGTGCCATTTCAGACTCAGGTTTATATAGAGCCTGAAGGCATTAATCATCTTGGTGTTCTCCCTGTTGGTACTTATATCAGGGTCTTGTCTGTCAATAATGACCCTCCCTTAACTCGGCAAGCGGATGCTGACCAAGTATGTATCCATAAAATCATGTCTAAATTTGAACAGACAGGGCATTTCCCTGTTACTCAAAAACTGCCTCTTGAAGGCGAGATTCATGCTGCTGAGGATTATCAGGAAGCGATGAATGTGGTTGCTGGTGTGAATAACCAATTCTCATTGTTGCCTGTTGAAACCCGTGAGTTCTTCGGCCATCAACCAACCAATTTGCTAAAATTCATGGCTAATGAAAAAAATGCTGACCGTATGGTCGAAATGGGTCTTAAACCACTTCCTACTGAGGCTATGCCTCAGCAATCAACTGCCGTCCCTGTACAGGGCGGCGAGGGGGCTAAAGCCCCCTCAAATAACCCCTCTATGCCAATAGAGGGTGTGAGCCCAGCGGCGAGCGAAAAAAAGTAATATCCGTCAGGACGCACAGGTAATCACTAGATGTAACTGTGCGGACTGACACCACACCTAAGTGGTTCAGTCTATATCTATCTTAAAGTTAAAGAATGGAGGTGATTAAATGAGTAAATACCGTAAACCTATGGGTGCTAAAGAGTCTCAGAGCTTGTTCTCTAAGACAGCTAGGGTTCATCCAAAAAATTACCGTCCTGTGTCGTCTCGTGGCGGCGAACGTCTTTAACTAATCTCTAGAGGAGGGGGCATGACTTGTTATCATCCTCTAGAAGCTTACCGCTCTCGTGTTCGTGACACTGTTAATGGTAAGCGGTCTGTGATATTCAATCCTGCTAAAGCACATGACCATGAAAAAATTAAAATACCTTGCGGTCAATGTCGTGGCTGTCGTCTTGCTAAGTCTCGTGAGTGGGCTATTCGTTGTTATCATGAAGCCCAGATGCATGACAAAAATTGTTTTATCACCTTAACCTTCTCACCTGAAGCTCTTGCGTCTCGTCCTAATCCTCAGTCTGTCGATGTGCGTGACTTCCAGTTATTTATGAAGCGTCTCCGTAAAAAATACGGTCACGGTATTCGTTTCTTTCACTGTGGTGAATACGGTACTATTTGCAAAAACTGTCAAAAATCTGAGAGGTATCACGACTGCGGAAAATGGGAACCTTGGACTGGACGGCCTCACTATCACGCTTGTTTGTTCGGCTTCGATTTTCCCGACAAAGAATTGTGGTCTATTAAAAACGGTTTCCCTCTCTATACTTCTAAAAGCCTCGAAACGCTCTGGCCTTTCGGTTTCTGTACCATTGGTGAAGTTACGTTTGAAAGTGCCGCGTATGTTGCTCGGTATATCATGAAAAAATATAATGGGCCTATGGGTGATGAGCGTTATTACGACCTTAATACTGGTCAAATTCTGTCTAAGGAATACATCACTATGAGTCGTCGTGATGGTATCGGTTCTTCTTGGCTTAAAAAATATGCCTCTGATGTCTACCCACATGATAATGTCATAATCAATGGAAAAATGTGTAAACCTCCAAAATATTATGATAATAAGCTATTTGAATTAGATGCTTTTTTATTTGATGAAATTAAAGAAAGGAGGTTGACAACTGCGGAAAATAATGCTGATAATAATACACCTGACAGGCTCGCTGTTAGGGAGGAAATATTAAACGCTCGACTTAATATGCTTCCTCGAACTATTGACTAACCCTAACTTAATCAACTCGATGTGATAATGTATATTGTAGCGAATCGCGACAAACTCACTACTCTATCACATCATATTATTTTTGCAAAGGAAAAAATGATATGAAACAAAAATTGTTTGTTCTACATGACCGCACTGCCGCAACTTATACGGCTCCTAATGCTTCTCCTAATCAGGGGCAAGCTATTCGTGATTTATCGGATGCTGTTAATAATACAGCTAACCGCAATCTTCTTACTCAGCACCCCGAGGATATTTCACTTTTGGAAGTAGGGGAGTTTGATACTGATACAGGTATCAATACTGCACATCCTGTTCCTATTCTCGTTGTTCAAGCGTTACAGCTTGTTAATCCTACTCAGGCTCCTATTCCTGTAACTCCTCTATCTGAATAACTAGGTAACTAGTCGGGCAGGGTTGTAGGTCATCCTTTCAAAACCTTCAGGCTTTCAACTTAATCTGGAGATTTCTAATATGTTTGATATCGCTCAAAAACAACTTCCGTCTATTATGCAACATAGTTTTTCAACTGTTCCTATGTCCCGTATCACTCGTTCTTCGTTTCGCCGTAATTTCGATAAAAAAACTACTTTTAACGCTGACTATATTATTCCTTTTTACTGGGACGAGGTTTATCCCTCTGATACTGGTAATATGCGTTTTTCGTCAATTATTCGTATGATGACGCCAGCTACTCCTTTTATGGACAATCTCTACGCTGATTTTCACTTCTTCTTTGCTCCTACACGTCTTCTTCAAACTAACTGGGTTAAACTCATGGGTGAGCGTAATAACCCTAATGACAGCATTGACTATGCTACCCCTAAAGTAACTATTCCTGTTGGCGGTTTTGTTCCTCCGACTTCTTGGGCGGCTCCTACCACTGCTGAACTTTCTTCTGCTCTCTATGATTATCTTGAGTATCCTACCAAGGTTGATATGCTTGCTGCTGATTATCCTCATAACTATTTGGCTCGCATGTATAACTTAATGTGGAATCAACATTACCGTGACCAAAACCTGCAAAACTCTGTAGTTGTTGACCAAGGTGATGGCCCTGATACCTATACAAACTACACACTTCTTAAGCGTGGCAAGCGTCTCGACTATTTTACTTCCTGCCTTCCTTTCTTACAACTCGGCAACCCTCAAACATTGCCTATAGGTTCTAAGGCTCCTATACATTCTTCAGGCTATGGTATCTATTCTTCTACTTATCCTCTACCTGTTGGTGCCACTGGCACCGCGCCTACGGGTTCTGCTGGTGATTATACATGGTCAACTTCCAATGGTATTTGGGCTGATTTGTCTGTAGCTTCTGCTGTGACTATTGGCTCTCTCTATCAAACCTTTGCTATTCAAGATTTGCTTCAAGCTGACATTCGTGGAGGTACTCGTTATGTTGAGCAACTTAACTCACACTTTGGCGTTACCTCTCCAGATTTTCGTTTACAGCGTGTTGAGTATCTTGGCGGTACTTCTGTTCCCATTGTTGTTTCTCCGATTGCCCAAACTTCTGCGACAGCTACAACAGAGTTAGGTTCTTTAGCTGCTACTGCTGCTGCTCGTGTCGATGGTGTTGGTTTTATTAAATCCTTTGTTGAGCATGGTTGGGTTATGGGCGTTGTCTCCGTTCGTGCTGACCTTACTTATCAAAAAGGTCTTCACCGTTCATTATCGCGCTCTACTCGATATGACTTTTATTATCCTGCACTGGCAAACCTGCCTGAGCAGGCTGTCCTTAATAAGGAAATTTATGTTCAAGGTACTGCTGCCGACGCTCAGGTCTTCGGTTACCAAGAACGGTGGTCTGAACTTCGTTACGGACGTTCTTCTATGACTGGTCTGATGCGTTCCAATGCTACTGGTACACTTCATAACTGGCATCTCAGCGAGGAGTTTACCTCTTTACCTGTTCTTAATGGCACATTTATTCAGCAAAATACTCCTATTGCTCGTGTCATTGCTGTTACTAGCCAGCCACACTTCAAGGCTGACTTCTTCGGTTCCGGTACGTGGGTTCGTCCTATGCCTATGTATTCTGTGCCGGGTCTTGCTAATAGGTTCTAATCTAGTCCTTATTGCATTTGTTATTACTTTA